GATGAAGAAGAGGAGAAAATGAGGAAGAAGAAACATGAATGAAGGAATATTTTTCTGAAAAAAATTTTTAATTTATTTTTTGTTTGGAAACCTTTTTGAAAGGTTTATTGTCGCTCCTTAAATCACGATAGAACGGAAACCTTTTAAAGTTCAGAGTCTTTTTAAAAGCGGAGCTTTTAAAGATTCCAGCCTTACAGGCCGCTGATTCTTCGTGATTTAGAGCATGTGATTTTATGTGAAAACCTGTGATTTTGTGTGAAATTCTGCCCTTTTGGGCTGCCTAAAGGGCATATGCTGTGCTAAAGCCATAAATATTCTGCTGCTCACGCATCACCGCTCCGCTGAACTATTTAAGGCATTTAGCCCATAACTTTAGAGGGCTGCCGCCCTATTCCGCAACTCCGTTGCTCCAAACCTGCCATTTACAGCCTCAATCCTTCGGCTGCTCCGCAGCACTGGGGAATTAGAGATTTGGTTTCTTCCAGAAACTCCGCTCCGCCAAATCACAAATTCCCAACAGGTGCGGAGCAATCACAAATCAGAACAAGAACATTATGCTCCGCATAACAAGGGCTTTTCCAAAGCCTGTTCATATTCAGATTTGCTTATGGTTAGGAAAGGGAAAAGGGGAATGCGGGCTCAATCCTTCGCCCGCTCCGCGTGCGGGGAAACAAAAGGGGAAACATAAACAATCCAACAAATTTAGAGATTAGGGAACTCAGGCAGGTTTTCCAAACCAAACCAACCAAAACCTGCTATCTCTAATCTCTAAATTCAAGAGATGATTATGTAAATATGTAAAAGGGTAAATCTGTAAAGTAATAAAGAAATATGTATGTAAAGTAATAAAAGAATAAATAAACATAGTCCTGGAATCAAGAGGAATGGGGAAGCGCGCTCAATCCTTCGCGCGCTGCGCGCGCTGGGGAATAATTAAAAGAGGAAATGCAGGGAAAAATAGAAAGATTTATATATATAGATATATAGATATATAGATATAAAATATAATATATAGATTATATTCCACTGGAAACCATGGGAGCAATAAACATTTATCTTTCAAAGGAACTAACTGAAGAATTAAGCAAAGTAGAAAATAGAAGCGCATTAGTTGCAGACTTATTAAGAGATTACTTCAATAAAGGAAAGCCACTAACTGAAATAAAAGAACAAAAGATTAAGCAAGCTGAAACTTTATACAAAGAAGTTGATAAATTAGAAGTTGAAATATCAGAAGAAGAAAAGCAAAGACTTAAAGATAAAGCAAGAATGGACGCAGAGTATGATGCAGAGATGGCAGAGAAAGCTAAGGATTTAGAAGAAAAGAAACATGCAATATGGAGAGAATCATTTACTAAGAACTGGGATATACCAGCAGAAAGGGTTGATGATTTACTTAGTGAATATATCTTATTAAACAAAAAACAATCAACTACAATTATGGAGTTTATGCAATTCAAACTAATCAATCCAAAACAAAAGAAGAACAGCGAATCTTAAATGTTTATATTTAATATGTTATTTAGGACCTCACAAAAAATTTTATGGAAGAAGAAATAAAACTCGAAAAATGTATAAATTGCGGCTGTGGATATAGAATTAAATCTGGAATGCCCGATATCTGCTGGGGATGTGGAGCGCCAACAAAAGAGAAAATATGCCAAGAATTAAAATAGGACAAAAGAAAACAATCGTGCAGCATTACGGAAAAAAGAAAAAACAAGGTGTTTTTAGAATTGTGGAAGAAAAAAAGAAAAATGGATTATGATTTAAACCGCCCATGGCTTACTTTAGATCCATGGCAAAAAGAATATATTGAAACTCAGTGGAATCAAGATTGTTTTTTACTTTCAGGCCGTCAATGCGGAAAAACTACGGCACTTTCAATTAAAGCAGTGGAAATGTGCATTAATGATTTTTCAGAGGGCGATGTAGTTTTAATTTCTTCACTAACTGAAAGGCAGGCAATGATTGTTTTAAAAAAAGCCCAAATTTACGCAGAAGCAAAATATTCTAATTTAATCTGCAAAGACAGAGATAATAAGCCAACAATGCACAGACTAATGTTTAAAGCTGGAAAATTACAAAAAGGAATTTTATGTTATGCTGCTGGAGAAGAAGGCGACAGCACGAGAGGTTATACTTTAAAAAAATTGATGGTTGATGAAGGCTCGCGTATGGATGAACTTTACTTCGTTTCTGCACTTCCAACTTTATCGGTTTCTCATGGAAGTATGGATATAGCAAGCACTCCTGCAGGAACAAAGCATGAAGACGGAAGTGAAAGATTTTTCTATAAATGCTCAAAGGATGAAACTTTTAAAAAATTCTATGTCTCCGCGGAAGATTGCCCAAGACACACAAAAGAATTTTTATTAAAGCAAAAGGAAAGAATGTCAAGGTTAGAATATGCACAGGAATATTTGGCGCAATTCTTAGATGAAATTAGAAGGCTCTTTAATGATGAAATGATTAAAACGCGTTGCATTTTAAAAAGAAGAAAAGAATTTCGTAAGGGAAAATATTATTATGGAGGAGATGTTGCAGGATTTGGAAAAGATGTAAATGCTCATGAAATTTTAGACGGAACAAATAAAGATTTAATTGAACAGGTAGAAAGTGAAGTTACAAGACAAAAATTAACAACTGAAACCACGCAGAGAATTAAAGAATTAAATATTAATTACAATTTTAAAAGCATAAATGTAGATGATGGAGGTTTGGGCTTCGGTGTTTTCTCTGAATTAATGAGCGAAGAAAAAACAAAAAATAAAACTTTTGGATTAAATAATGCTTCTCGTCCTTTAGATAATGAAGGGGTAAAATCAAAGAAATTATTAAAAGAGGAAATGTACATTAATTTATTGAGATATATGGAGCAGAATAAGATTCTGCTTTTAGATGATGATGAAATTAAAGCCTCACTTTCTTCTATACAATATGATGATGAAGGCAAGATTTTCGGAAGCGATTCCCACATTGCAGAAGGAATTATAAGAGCTTTATGGGGTTGCATACAGGATAAAAGTTTAAATATGTTTGTGCATTCGTTTTAATATGGCAAATCTTTATGAAAATAGTACATCAGCATTCGCAGATTCAGATGCAGAATGGACTGTAGAAGTATCTGATATAAATACAGTTCTAATTGGACAGATTTTTAATGTAGGCTTAGTGGGAAAGAATGAAAAATTTAATTTAAGCAGCATAAAATTAGGTTTAGCAAAAAACGGAACTCCAACAGGAGATTTAACAGTAGAAATTTGGAGTGTAACTTCTTACACAACCTCAACAATGGTATTAAACGAAAAATTATGCTCGGGAAGTATTGCCTTTGCAGATATTGGAGCTGTTGGATGGTATTTATGTAATAATTTCACAGGAAATACAGTTTTAGAAGCATCAACATCATACGCAATAGTTTTAAATCACATGGAAACATTAACGGCCGCAAATTATTTAACAATTTATAGCGGAAGTTATGGGGGAGGACAAAGATTAGCTTATTATTCAATAGATGGAGGAGTAATTTGGAAAGAACAAATGTATGATGACTTTCCAGGAGGAACAGAAGATTTAGCTTTTCAAATTTACGGAACAACTTATACGACAGGCTCAGCAAGTTATGATAATTATAACAACACAATAGCAAAAGCAGGAGCAGGAGCAGACACAACTTCTAAAAGTTTAGCAAATATATCTCTTTATGTACAATCAGCAGAAAGTGTTTTAAATGTAAGAACAAAGAAAAACTGGACGGATGCTTATGCAGCATTAAACGAAGATGTAAAATATATAGTTGATGAAATAATCTCCAGTTTAGCTGCAATAAAAGTTATAAATTATAACATGGCGGGATATACTTCAAGACTGGAAGCAGAAGGGATGAAATTAACTTTAATGAATGAAGCAGAAAAATATATTGCAGAGTTAAAAGATGTAGATATTCAAAAGTGGATGGCTGCAGTAACTTAAAAATGGATTCTGACAGAACAATTTTATTAACTGAACAAAGCACTCCAACAAATGCAGATGGAGAAAAAGGCGAAGTTCGCTTTGATGCAGATTTTTTATACATTTGCATTGAAGATAAAACATGGAAAAAGATTGCTTTAGTTGCTTTGTGAAAAGATGTGAGAAAGTGTTAAATAGTGTGAAATCTTGTGAAAAGCATGAGTTTAGATTTAAATAATGCAGTTGTAGGCACTCAAAGTTCAAATTCTTATTCAGACCCTACTGCAAACACAACTGATTTTTATAATGGAACTTCAATAGGCACAGATGGAGCAACAGGAAATGAAAGTTACTTCACGGTAGAGTTTGATAAATGGAACGGATATTATGAAGAAGTGGCAATATTTGGAGCATTAGTTGATATTTTGGCAGGCTGGACAGTAGGAAAAGGTTTTAAAGGAGATGAAAAAGAAATTAAAAAAATTAAAGATATAACTGGATGGGGAAAAGATGATATTAATTCTATCTTTGAAAATCTTTTAAGAACTGCTTTAATTTGTGGAGATTCTTTCGCGGAGATAGTGAGAGATAAAGCAGGAAGAATAACAAATTTAAAACCTTTAAACTCGGGAAAAATAAAAATTGTAGCAAATGAATTCGGAATTTTAGACAGGTATGAGCAAAACATAGGAGGAAAAACACAGACTTTCACTCCAAAACAAATATTTCATTTATGCTGGAATAGACTTTCAGATGAAATTCACGGAAAGAGTTTAGCAAAAAGAGCAGAGCCAATTATAAAACAAATTAAGCAATTACAGGAAGATTTAGGAATTAGATTTCACAAAATTGTAAAACCTCAAAGAATTTATGAAGCAAACACAGATGACAATGCAACTTTAACAAGTATTGAAGCAAAATTAAATAATGCAATTTACAAAGGTTGTGAAATAACAGTAGTGCCAAAAGATAGTATAAAGGCACAGGATGGAGCAACAATTCCCTCGGCAACAGATGCAATCGAATATATGAATACTTTAATAAGAAATTTTGTAAGTGCGTGCAACTGCCCAGAGGTTATAATTGGATGGAGTGAAGGAACAACAGACGCAAGTGCAAAGATAGTTTATTTATCTTTCCAACAACCAACAGAAAGAAAACAAAAATTCATGGAAGAACAAATAAGACTACAGCTTGGTGTTGAAATTAACTTTGAATTCCCAGCAAGTTTAGAGCCTGTAATGGAAACAGCTGGAGATGTTGGAAAATCTCCAAGTGAAAAATTACCTGTAAATAATCCACCAGCTAAAGATGATAAAAAGAAAGGAAAGCAGGACGCAGGACTATGAACGAAAAATGTTTTTACAAAGTAAGCAACAAAGACATTTATGAAAAATTAATGAGAATTGAAAGAAAGATGACAATAGCTTACTGGACTTCAGGAACATCACTAGCATTAAGTATTTTAATAATCGGGGGTATTTTAATTATCAAATGAAGTTT